CTATTATTGGGGTCTTGGTGCTCTTGCACCCTTAACCTAGTTGCAAACTTTATTATTATTTTGATTTGCTGTGATCTTGTTTCCGTCGATCACTCTTACCTTTACGATCACGCCAGTTAAGGTCTAACTCGGCGCGATGACTGTCATAGTTTTCTTTCTTACGTGCAGGGCGTTTAGCAGTTTCTTTCTGCTGTTTCGCCCCTCGTTTTCTGCGTTTCTTGCTGGATGCCACGGACGGAGGATTACTAGCTGGTACCACTTGCACCATATCGCCATCAACAACGACAAGTCCAGGCTTAGGGTTAGAATCCAGGCTAGGGTTGAAGTCATGTGGGTAGAATATGGTCTGTGTGGTCGCGTTTCGTATCCATGTATCAAATGATACCAGGTCAAAATCAGGCAGCTCGTTGTTAAACACATCCTCCATCCAGTTTCCGTACTCATTCGGATAGTGGAGTGCTTTATCAACATCGCCGTTCCAGATGTTGCAGACGTTAGTATAATTCACGGTATTTGTAAATAAACTAACAACGGTTCGCACAAATGCTCCTACTACGGGAGTATTCGAATCGGAGAGACTAAGAGAATACGCTTTGTCAAACAGCTTCTTTTCTTTGGTGATAATAGTAGACAAATTTACGGTTAAGTGAAACTTACTAAGTTGTCGCTTAATACTGCAAACGCTATCTAAATCGCCAAACCAAACATCGGGCCCATAATGTCTGGACAGGAATTGGACACCTAAAGTACCTCTAGGGATTACTTCGACTTTAAGTTGTAGTCCATATCTCCTCGCTGTTGATTCCGCTATATCTTTGCTCAGGTCATGCTGAATGCCATCGTCGCCTCCGAACAGTCCGAGTGCTGAAAATGCTTCCTCTGCAGTATAATATGTATTGGTGTACGTATTAATACTGCGTCTAAAAGCAGTGAAGGTTGTAAAGGCATTATCATCAGTATTAGCAACACTAGTGTCGCTAGATCCTGAGCATTGTGAATCTCCTGTATTGTAAGTGACCCCTGTTCTAGTTTTCCCACGGCGATCGGTTTGTTTCCTGATAAGTTCACTTAAACGAGACCTATATTCCACTGCAAACAACTGCATGTATTCCATTCGATGTTTCATTTTAAATACCTTATTTTTGGTACCATCATAAAATGAATAATCTTGGTTCAAGACATGGGTTGTTGCATTTACGCAGACATTGGCGACGCTTTCAGCTATTTCCACCGGTTTCCTACCAAAAGCATACCAAGGCTGTTGTTTAGTGTAGTCCGTGTAGGCATACATAAACTGAGCGTAGGCTAGTTTTTCTCTTGGAGGCATGGTGGTAATATTTCTCTGATAGTTAACTCGTCCAACAGCTTCCTTCTTACCAAATGAATCCACTTGGTTCGTAGGAGCGTCGTGACTTGCTCTATCAAGGATCGCTATTTGTGACGGCTTATTTTGTTTGTCACGTACGTAGTCCTCGTCGACTGGATGTAATAATCCAGACGGGAGATAACGTTTCTTCATAGCAATCCATTCTCTTATCATGGTCAGTGCAAACTTGTCGACTTCGACCTCTGAAACTTTCTTCTGAGGGTTGAGGACACGTTCTCGCACACCGATTTTCTCATTCATTTTCGTCACGTCAGCTACAAAGCCTCCGTGCACTAAGGGTTTCATGAATGAAATCATTCCTTGGTTAGATTCAGGGTCATACTGTTGGGGTTTATCAATATATTGATAACCTCGTACGTAAGGATCCAATACACTCACTCTCGCAGGTTTCTTGGCCGCCACTCTTGTCAAATAATATTCATGCAAGATTTCCGCGCCCTTAAGCCTTTGATCGTTTTCAGTGAAAATGGTCCCCTTTACAGCTGCCAAGGTGAGTTTTCGCGCGCAAGTGTTATTGGTGCTTTCAACTGCCTCGTCCAATTCCACAGGAATGGTACAAGCCAGATATCCAGCAACCTTACTCGTGCTACGATTAAGTCCAGATTGAGAATTAACATCAAGTCTGACAAAATCACCTTGCACAGGTTCAAGTCTTCGAAGTGGTTGATCTCCGAGTTGCCACATTGCTAACCAAGCATATAGGCCTCGAAATTTTCTATTCGGCGAGATTAGTACGATCTGATGATCATCATCAGCTCTTTTCCTCTCAATGAAATACGTGGAGTAAGAGATTGGCACGCCACAAAATTTTCGTACAGTCGAGATAGCATCTCCGTCGTAATTCCAAACTTTGTGGACATATTTGCCACCTCCGCTTACTTCATATTCGATTTCATTGTTCTTGAGGAATCTATACTTGTACTCTCCTGCAATAGAAGCCGCTTTAGATGGTTGGAAGGTATACATGATCACAGGTCTAAAGTGTGAAGCCAAAAACTTGGGCATGTCAATATAGTAATCTACATCAACAAACGCCACAATATCATTAGGACTTTTCATTACTTTAGCCGGGCTAACATTGAGATCTTTCACCCAACGCCAGTCTCTGGTCACACGATCTCCTTTCCGCACATCCGCAGCTGAACCCTGGACTAGAACCATGTCTAATCCAGAACACTCCGCAACAGTTGTCATGAACTCCTTACTAGACGATCTCACGCAAGCGGATACACCATGTGTGTGTCGCTGATCTTGCTTAAGAATAGTTAAGTCAGTGTCCATGAAGACAGTTCTGATGGTACTCGTTCGGTCCGAGTAATCATCACAATTTCCGCTCAAAGCAATGGACATTTCAAAATGAAATTCCGAGCCATATGCCGAGCTCCCGCATGGTTTAAAGTCTTTTAACAAAGCGAGGATTGGGGAGAAAAACATATTTC